CCTGTGCCTCGGTATGCCATCTCGCTGCCCCCTTACGCTTGGTCAGCGAATGCAGGCGCCGTTGCCCCGGTGACTCGGCCAAATACCTGCCAGTTGGTCGCGTCCAGCCCCAGCACGCAGATCTCCGCGGCCGCCGGAACATTAACTTGCAGCGTAGAGTTCGAGTTCCCGTCCGAGTAGACCACAGAAGCTGCGCCGTCATCGGTGTCGTCGAAGGTCACGCCGCCAATGAAGAAGTTGGCGTCCGCCCCCGAAGTGATCAGGAAGTCCGTCGCGTCCGCTGCGCCGCCTGCATACACGAAAGTGTACATAGCGCCAGCGGTAGGGGCCGGAAGGGTGTATGTATTGTCTTGTGTGCCGTTGGGTACCAGATTGATCCGGTTGCCGTTGGCGCTCTCTGTGAGCGTCGCGTCTGCGTCTGCGAGAACTGCTGGAGCCATCTCAAAGCCGCGTGTGGCCGTCACTGGGCCACTGAATGTCGTTCTACCCATGTCAATCTCCTGTCTGGGTTGGTCCGGCTGCCTGCCGGTCAGGTGAGCACAGTCTACTACACCCAGCGCAAAAAGAAAGGGGCTACCGAAGCAGCCCCTCTCGTAGGATCTCAGAGCGGTTTTTAGGCCGCGCCGGGTGACCCGTACATCGCCAGAGGGTCCGAAACACCGAAGCTGTAACGCTCCCGAGCCTTATACCGGACGTTCCCCGTGTCAAAGTCCCCGTCCATCCCAGTCGCCATCGCAACGCGGGTGAAGTGCTTCATCCCGTTCGGGACATCTGTCTTCAAGAACCATGCGTCGTCATCGGTGAAATAGTGGTTCACACAATAACCGCCGGGGATGGCCCCGTTGCTGCGAAGCGCGTTGACGTCGTTGTCAGCAGTGCCAACACGAGCCTCCGTCTCCAACAGACGCGTGGCCACGAACATCAGCGATGGTGGGACAAGCAGCTTCTTCGGCTTTGCGGCGATCAAAAGACCGCGCTCGTCCGTGTAGGCTGCAATGTCGATGACCGCTTGCTCCAGCGAAGTCTCGTTGAGATCCGCTGCTGTCGCCGGGCGGTTACCATTTACGCCGCCGCCCACCGTAGGGTGAGACGTGGAGAACAGGTAAACACCGTCGCCGCCGGTGTACGTATCAAAACCAGTGTTCAGCAGCGAAGCCGCCTTGACCTGTTTTGTGTACGCCATGGCACGGGCCAGAGCTTTCGTGTACCGCGCTGACAAGCTGTCATATAGGTTATCTTCAATCGCTTCTTCAGTGATTGAAAAGCCCATCGCGATGGTCTGGTGGGTGTACCGAGCAGAGAAGGCTTCCTGTGCGTTGTCATACGACAGGGACTGGCCTTCTTCTTTGACCTGCGCTGCGCCGAAGCCGGACAGCTTGGTCTCTTCTTCAAATGAACGCTCAGAGGTCTCGTTGTCATAGATCTCCTTGTGCTCATCTTGGTACGTGGAATACTCCATCCCGAACAATGCGTTCAGGCCCGGGAGCAGTTCTTTCAGCAGCTGTGCGCGTGAAATAGCCATGTGATATCTCCCTTACAGGCCAACGGCGTTGGACGAGGCGTGGTAGCCCGGGTTGAATTTTACCAACACGTCTGGATACGCGTCGCCGATGGGAGAGACAGCCGCGACAATGCGGAAGGCCGCAGTCGTCGTAACAGTTGTCGCATCCAATGCGGACGTCGAGTTGCCAGTCGCCGTGTTACCGGTGGATGTTGACTGCGCCGCAACGAAGAACGTGTTCGCTCCGATGTCAGACTGGTCAATGGCGCCATCCAGCTGCGCTTGGAACAACACCATGGGGTCGTCGACGACGAACGCCTTGATGGTTGTGCCTGTGAGCGCGGCCTGCGCGGAGGGGTAATACTGCGAGTGCAGCAGCTGGCCCTGTGCGTTGGTGTATTCACAGCCAACAAAGACGCCGAGCGATCCGGTCAGGGTCGTACCTGTCGGGAGCGCGTTGGTGGTACCATCGGCACCGGTGCCGGTGGAGAGCGCGATGTAGCCATCTACGCCGATGTGGACGACCTGCCCATAGAAAAGGTTTGTGGCCTCTCCCGCTGGGTCGATCAGGTACTGGGAAAAAGACCCAGCATACGGCAGGCCATCCGCGCGGCGGATAGGCTTTAGGCCGTAGGGTGCGGCTGTGGAAGCCATGGTTCACTCCTAACTAAACGACCGGCAAAGGTTAGCCCTTGCCGAAGTTACTCTGTGATGTCCGCTCCGGCTTGAGAAGCGGCATCGCGGGGTTGTTTTCGCGGAGGTACGTGTTGTCGACAGAGTCCATCTGAGCGCGCGACTTCTCACGCATCTGAGCTGAACGGTCCGCCACGATCTCGTCAGGGATCGCGCATAGCACAAGGCCACCGACCTCGATATTCTCTGGGAACCGACTGTCGAGATCCGACATGATATGGAACTCAGGGAAATCTGCTGCGCGGACGGGTTCATACCCCTCCCGCAGCCGCATCGAGATATTCCGGACATCTGCTGTGCCCAGTGTAGCGACCCGTACCCAGCGGTACTTGATGCCCGGGCGCTCTGGAGGGGTCGGGAGCGCCGATGGACGAGTCCATGTCTGCTTCCGCTTCTCAGTGTCTCGGGTGTCTGCTGCTCGGGGTGTCTTATCGACCATCGTTACCATCCTTCAAAAGTTGCGCCGCATATTTCTCCGGGGGGACCCCTAGACGCCGGGCGAGAGCCATCTGGGACTCGGTCAATCGTATCTTGCGTGGTTTTGACGTGTCTCTCGTCGCTGGGGCCACCACGGATGCCTTGTGCCTTGCGTCCCCGTTGACCGTCGTGGAGGACGCTTGGAATTTGTTCGGGAAATGCGACCGCATACCCTTATCTATCTCAGCATAGTAGCTTTCACTGTTCGGATCAACACCGGATCGCACCAGCTTCTCGTGGAGGCCGTAGGCCGCCCCGGTCATAATCTCGTCCTTGCCGAACCAGTCATTGTCCTCCAACCACGTGGACTGCTGCGTGTTGAGTTTGGGCGACGACACGTCGATGTTGTGCTGCTGGGCGTATTCCTCCGGCGTAGCCTGCGGGATGACTGGGCGCGGGCGCCAGTTTTTGACCTGTGTCAGCTGCGTCTGGGCCTGCATGAGGCTTTCGTTCGCTGCCAGCACTGCGTCTGTGTCACCCGCCTCATACGCTTTGCGGTAGGCCGCCCGAGCAGTCTCCACCTGTGCCGTGAGAGCCGCGACCCGACTCTCTACAACCGACTTGCTGCCCGAGTTAAGCCGCGTTGACAGGCTTCTATTCTCATCCGACACCGACCGGGCGTACTTGATGGCCTCTTCTCGGACGCGCTCTGCAGCCTCGCGTTGCCGCCGTTCCTCGTGGGCCGTGAATGTCAGCTTTTTGATGCGCTTCTGGACCGCTTCGCTGTAGCCCTCCAGATCATCCTCATCCTCCTTGCCCGCTTCCACCGCTTTGGGTGTCTCGCCCTCCGGGAGGCGCGGTTTGTCACTTTCAGGAATATCCGAAACAACTTCGATCTCGAACTCTTCCGCTTCTGCTGTGCCTGTTTTCTCATCTGCCATGGTCAAACCCTCTTATAGCCGCGTGGATCGTCTACGACGGCTTCCACGGTGTCGTCATTGATGATGCGAAATTCCTGATCTTCCACAGAAATTCGGGTGCCCGAATAGGCGCGAAAGATAACAAAATCTCCCTCCTTGCAGTATGGACCGTTTGGAAACTTCTTCTTGTCCGCGTAGGCGTCCGGACCCAAGGCGAGGACCAGCCCCACCACGCTTGCCACGCTTTCACGGTCTTTGTGGGAGTCTGGGAGTAGCACGCCCCCGTCGGTCTTGTCCGCCACCTTGAGCGCCGCGATCATTATGCGGTAGCCTGTTGGTGTGGGCATCCTTAGCGGACTAACGCCCTCAGTTGTCTCGTCTTTGTACATGATAGTCTCTCTTCTTTTGCAGCCCGAAGGCCGGGGGTGCGGTTAGCCGTCTTCAGCTACCCGTATTCGATCAATCTGCTCATCAAGGTGTAGCACAGCAGCTCGGAGCCCTTTGATCCGGCCGCATACATCTCTGTATGCCCCGATCCCTTCAAAGTCTCCCGTCACCATGTACTCCTTGAGAGTTTCTATGTCCTCCAGAAATTTCTTCCTGACAATGGTCAGTTGGTCCATTACTTGTCCTTCGCACCGGGTGGTTTAGCCTTTCTTGCCTCGCTGGTTTTCAGCGTGACTTCATTCTTAGCCAGCTCTTTGCCGATGGAGACCCCCATCTTGGCCCCCTCCGTGCGCTCTTTGCGTTGGCTGGCGTCCAACTGCGTCGCCAGACGCGCCCCAATGCTGGCCGCGTCTCTCTGACGATCGCTCTCCAGTCGTTCTTTCTGGAGGTCGATGTCGGCCTGTTGTTTTTTCTCTTTGAGGGCCAGCTCCTGCACGTCGTTGAGCGCGTTGTGGACAGCCTTCTTCTCCTCCAGCGCCGCCTCGGCCTTCTTGATGGCCAGCTCCTCGCGCTGAATGATGTTGAGCGGATCTTGCTCTTCTTTCTGCTTCTGCTCAGCAGCCGCCTCTTGGGCGTTCTTCTGCTGCAGCTTGCCAGCGGCCTGCGCCGCCAACTGCGACACCTCGCGCTCCAGATCCTCGGGGAGCAGCTCGGTCTCGTCCGGCATCGGGACGCCCAGCTGCTTCTGGATCTCGACGCGGTACTGGGCCGCGATATGCTCTGTTATGTGGGACGCCATTGCGCTCTGGATGGCCGAGGCAAACGGAGACTGCCCCACCATCTGCTGGATCTTGGGGTCCTGCGCCATAGCTGTGTGCACCGCGATGTGCGCCTCGTGGTCTTGGTACGGGAAGGACTGGACTGGCTCCTGCTTGAGGATTGCCATGTTCTCCGTCACCGGATCTCTTGGCTTGATGTCCTCTGGCAGTTTCACAATCTCATCTGGGTCCTGCAGTCCCAACACCTCGACCATGCCCCGGTGGAGCTTGGCAATGTTGTACACCTGCGGCGCCTGCGCGGACAACTGGAGAGCCGTCTGATACTGGACCACCCGCTGCGCCATTGTCGCCGCGTTGGGGTCCGATACCGGGATAACGTCTACCCGCCCGTCGAAATCATTGACCCTGTCAAACTCCTCATACCCCACGAAGTCGTACTTTGGAGGCATATACTCGTGGATGACGCGCGCGAGGAGCTTCAGCTCCCGGCCGAGCGATGCGTGGCACCGGGCTTGGACGCCTGACATCACCTTGAGCGTCCGCTCCAGCAAGGCCAGCGTAGTACCCACAGGAGCCTCTGGGTTCATATTCCCCACGTCCATATCCGCAATAGATCCGATCCGGCGCCCTTCCTCCACGACATTGCCGAGAAGTTGGTAGAGCACGGCCGAAGGTTCTTTGTAGGGCAGGAACGCGATGTTCTCTTTGATTGTGCCGCCCGGCACATCGACGTCGCGGAAC